TTTTTTTAATTTTATTTGAACTAACTCAGAAGCTAGCTGCAAGAACACGACGATTATCAAGAACGCCGAAACCAACTTCGGCCCATCCATAATAACCTTGACGTTGTGAGCGGTGCAAGCCTTCGTCTTCAAAGATTTCAACTTCTCTCTTGACTGGCATGACGAATGAGTCGCGAGCGTTAAGGTCAAGACCTACGATCAACTCAACTCTACTGCCACCTAATGATCCACCAAGATCATTCAAGAAGAAGTTTTGGTATTCTTGAGAATCGCCAAATTCAAACAAGCCATTCAGGTTAACACCAAAGATTCTTGTCATTGGTACGCCGTCATTGGTTGATTGATAGACTTCTCTACGGGAAGTTTCGTCTAATTGGTCAATACCCCAGTTACGAATATCTTCGATAGCTTCAGGTGACATGTAGAGGTCGGTTAAGCGACCTGTTGCTGTCACGCTGTTACCACCACCGTTACGCAACATAACTGTTTTAGCCAATGAGATTAAACGCTTGGTGAATTGACCCACAGCAGCGTCACCATCATAAACTAAAATGTTACGGTCAACAGCAGCAGCAAGAATTGTGTGCCAGCCATCGTCGTTAAGTTTCTTGACGAAACCTGACTCAAGGACTTGCATAGCACGGGCAACAACGTCCCAACGAGCTTCGCGAGCATAACGCAGCAAGAAGTCAATGCTGTTGGTGATGCCGTAGGTGTTAACCATGACGTAATCGCCTTCAACGTGACGTTCTGGAATACGACCGTGGCCCGGATTTGTATAAGCTGTGAAGTCGCGTTCTGTACCCGGAGCTAAAAGGTCTAATGGGAATTCAGGCTGTGAACCCGGTTCCAAGACCATCTTCTCGTAAATATCAGTAACAACGTCACCGAACATGATACCCTTACGCAAAGGTAATTCAAGAGCTTTGGCAATCTCTCTTTGGGCGTCTAACGCTACAGATTTGTCTGAACTACCTGAGCGTTGTAATAGTGCAATAAATTCATCACTTGGTCTCTTTAACATTCGATATTCTCCTATTTCTATTTTTTAAATTATGGAAGGTTAATTTCAACTTTGGCATAACCGTCTGCATCTTTGGCTGTCATGAAACGGCCAATTGGTTGTGCGCCAAGGTCTAAGATTAAAGCTCTTGTTGAGGTGGAAATATATCCACTGTCGGCAACGTAAGCATAAGCGCCAGCAGTTGGTGTGCCTGAACCGACTAAGTTTGTAATAACATAGCCTTTTCTAAGAACAGTAACTTTGCCACCCTTTTGAAGTTCATCTTTGTGCCAGTTAATGTGCTGACGTGTTAAGTCGATATTAACCATGTCATTTAGAAGAATACCTAGTGGAACTTTGCCAGATGGATTTGTAACATAAGTCACAACATTGGCTGAAGAATCCATAGCCACACCTGATGGAGTGCTTGTTGAAGCTAGTGTAACACACCCGCCTCTTTCAGCAACTTCATTCATGAAGAAACTAACGTCAGTTTGTAATTCGTAACGATCACCTTTTAATGCCATTGTAATATGCTCCTTTAAATTACTTAATATTTGCAGTTGTTTTTAGAACACTTGAACTAAACCAATCACTTGCGAAAGATCTAATGCTTTCTTCTTCGGCTGTAACAGCCATAGGAATATCATTGTCAGCCTTTGCGGAGTCTAGTACGCTAGCATCAGCCTCGTTAGCATCTGCTTCTTCGTCAGTTTTTGTTTTTGATTTGGCTTTAACTTTATCGCCTTCTGGTCCAGCGGGTTCGCCTTCCTTCTTTTCAGCAGGAGTTTGCTTTGGCTTAAGGGCCATTTTAGCTTTCTTCAATACAGCAACAACGCTTTCAAATACTTCATCAGCCAACGACTCGAACTGAGCAGATGTTTCTTCAACTTCAGCTTCGTCCAAACCAGCCTCAGATAATTCGGCTTTGCGCTTGCTCATTTGCTTTTCTTTTTTCATCTTGATCATTTCTTCAAACATTTTTTTCTTGTCTGATTTTTCAGCAGCAAGAGCTTCTTGAGCTTCAGAAAGTTGAGCTTGAAGATCAGCAACAGTGACCTCAACTTCAGACTTAGCTTTCTTGGCTTTTTCAGCTTCTTCTTTCATCTTGCCAGCTTCTTCTTTCATCTTATCCGTAGCTTCTTTTGCTTCCGCAAGTTCAGCCTTTAGAACTTCTAAATCATCTTGCATAGTAATCTCCTCAGCTTTCGATTCGTTAAAAATAATTGTAGCATGTTGTTTGTTTAAAATTACACTACGAGGGTTAGCGGGTTTTTGAACAAGACCAACACCAGAAAAAGAAATGTTACGTAAAAGTCTACCTACTTTATACCCATTATATTCGCCTTTGCCGCCATAAGCTCTTAAATGTTTTGTAAGAAAAGCAGAAGCTTCTTCTCTTCTAACAATTTTTTGTTCGCCTTTGGAATCAATAAGCGCATAATCAAAAGCAGGAAATAGACACTCCATAGACACATGCCATATTTGCCCAGCTTCAATATTAGCAATGATTGTTTGCATACGATCTTTTAAATTTTTATCAGACCAACTAGTATACAAAACAGAACCAATTGTAACATCAAAAGCTGTTGGAAGTTGACTGTCTTGATTGATATCATCCGGCAATCTATTCCCATCACCATCAGTCACGTAGCAACTAGTAATATGTCCAATGATATCTTTTTCATCGTGCATATAGTTGAATTGCTTATCTTCGGGTGTCGCTCTAGCATTCCATAATTCGGCAGAATCAAAAACATCATCGTTTTTATTCCATCCAGCGCTAGCTAATATAGATTTAATATAATACAAATCTACTTGATTTGCATTTTCTGCAATAGCTTTGGATAGCACTATTTCTTTTTCGTTTGGAATATATGGCATAGCTTGAGAGCAGAATGCAATAGCAGCACTACTCTTTACTAATTCGCCAATCCCGTCTTTTATCTCTGATTTAAATATTTGCATGTATTATACCTCATATGAATATACACACTAGACTTCTACTGATGCCAAATCTACATAAACTGAGGCGTAAATATATTTCATCTCATCTACAGTTGGCTTTCTTGTATTTAAATACACAAAGTTATCCAATTCATCGCTAACTTTATTTATAAATGCTTGAGATGGCCTATGGTTCATGTCAATTAAATCTTTTATAATTTCAGGAGACAATTCCATAAATGGTTCAATACCCGTAAGCAAACATAATTTTAGATATTCTAATTGATCAAACTCGGCCTTGGTTAAGCTGCGCACATTTTTCTTTTCATAAAAAGACAACATCATAGGAGTTATTTCATCTGCAATAGATTTTTGAATATTATAAGCCCATAGAGTAGCTGCACCCTCGCCAGTTTTTGGCAAGACCACCTTTTGCTTTCTTTTGACCGCATCTTTTTTACTAAGAGGTCTGCCGCCTTGAGGATTTGATTTTAATGGAGCTGGATCTGACCCGCTTTGTCCTCCTCCTCCTATTTTTGGAGCTGGTGGAGCTGGAGGATCTGTCTTTGGTAGATCTAATTCATCTGAATAGAATTCATCACCCAAACTATCTTTTGTAACAAGAATTTTAGCGATATCATTTCTAATATTTGGATTATGATACGGACTAGCTTTCATTGGAGTTGCGACATCATTTCTACGTGATTGCTCTTCTCTACGAACTCTAACCTTTTCAATGTCTGGCATTTCGCCAAATCTTTCAAGAATAGTTTCATGTGAAATAATATCACGGTCAGCTAAGTTAATAAGAAGTTGTTTAGCAGCAGATTCGTCGGAAAGAATAATTGAATCAAATCTAATTTGAGCCGGGAGTTTAAAACCCATTGCCTTTTGAACAATTTCAATTTCTTTTGCCCAGAATTGTCTTAAGACTTGTCTGCCGTATTCTAATCTTTCAATAAGCATCTTTAAAGATACATAATTGTTAGTGTATCCACCGCTTGCTCCTCCAGCGCCTGTTAATGTTGGAGGAATACCCAAACCAGCATAAATACTTGCCAAGACAGGTTGGTATTTTTCATTTCCAAGAAATTTATAAACTTGAGATTCACTCTCTTTAAAGTCTAGCTCTGGACCCCACACCAAGTCCATAGTACCACCACCAGTATTAGAAGCTAAGATATTACGAAGCTTATTGATAACATCTCTTTTTGGAATAATTTTATGGTCAAGACTACCGATTCTCCACAAACGAATCGTAGAAATAGCACCATCAAGAGCCGCAAGGTCAGCCAACTTCATTTTTTCTAACATGATAAGATCATCTAGAATCGCATAAATCATTGGATTAGCCCATACCAACCAGTCATCTTTTTTATAATTAAATACAGAAATCTTTTCTGGATCTAATGGTAGCTGTCTCTTGCCTTCTGTGATCTGCTTTTGAATATCGGGTGGCAGTTTAGAGAATGTATTTCTCATCGTTACGTTGGAAGATTGGAATGAATCATAAGTAGTTTTAGATAAATTTAAAATATACTTGGGTTCACCAATAAACATTCCATTGTAATAATTTAATACATCAACAGCAAGAGGATTAAGAAAGTCATAGACCCAAGGAATTTCTCTTTTGGGATATTTTGTTGACACTATCTCCATATCAACTTCGCCAGTAGCTTTTCTAAGCTCTTCTTCTTTGGCTGCATTAATTTTTGCAGTTCTTCTTTTTACAACAACATTTCCAGTACGATATAGATAATTAAGAAATCTTTCAGATCGTTCGATGCCATTAACTTGTTGAAACCATTTCTTATAAAATCTTTCGATTGATTTATTAGGGTGTACAATATCAATTCCTTGCGCTGCAAAATCGCCCATAAGGTCAATAACATTACGAATAATACCAACTCTATCATAAGCATCCATACACATTTTCATAATACGTTTTTGTCTAGTAGGCATAGCCTCTTCTGGACGAAAGCGATAGTAGTCATTTCTGCTCATACTAGTACGAACTGAACGATCTGGTTCAATATCAATATATGATCTATATGTATAAGCTAAAGCTTTTTCGCTTTGTACTGGAGAGTTATTATCGTAAGCTTGATTAGCATCCGCAAACGCCTTTTCTTTTGACGAGTCATCGTCCCACGTAGAATACATTTCGCTCATTAGTATTGTTCCTTAAAACAATGGTATTGGTAATTACATTATTATACACAGCACCGCTTAATATTTTGCATTTTCTGAAAACCATGCTGGCCCTGAATAATAGTCTTGTCCAATTCCATTTATAATCCCGTTAGCAAATCCCACATTATTGTAATATTCATCTTCAAATTCAATTTTTATTTTAGTTACATTTAACAGTCTAGCCGAATGATTTGCCATAATTAAAGCTGAGTAGCGGTCTTTTCTAAGTTTATTTTTCTTTCCGCTCTTTGTGTCTGGGGTATCCCATCTCTCACGACCACTTTGACTTTGCGAAATAACAATAAGCGACAATTCATTTTTAAGTTCTTCGATTTCCATAACACAATCCTCTAACGTATCGTGCATTCTATTATGACGCTTGTCCTCTTCAAGAGAAAGACCAATAGTTGCAGCATCAAAAAATGGAAATATAATAGCTTTGTCTTCCATGTCTTTTCTCAGTCCGTGATTTGCTTCGCTTGTCCACTGGGCGCTAGAGAAGTTACACAGCTCGATTAGGTGGAGTCCCGCCTCGTCGTCTGTAGGGGCTGGCTTATCAGGGTTAATCTTGGGCCAAATAGGTATCTCGCCATCTTTGAGTCTTTGTCTGTCATGTAGAGCTTCTATGACTGCAATACCACCACCTTGGGGGTCCATTGCGATTTCTATAGTAGGAAATATTTTCATTAAATTTCTAATTTTACGAGCGCAATAACTATAGAAGTCATTCTCTTCGGTCACTTTAGATTTAACACTTTCTCTGTGTCGTTCTCTAGTTGTTGTCCAGCA